AATTAAAAATTATTCAATCAACTAACACAACTGAATTATCTGTAAGGTTTGGACGTAAAGCAAAACAACTTATGGATTCACCAGAGTATAAAGAAGTTTTTAAAACAAGACTTAAAGAAGATTCTCAAGCTGCAGGTAAATGGGAAACCCAACAAGGTGGTGAATACTATGCTGCCGGTGTTGGTTCTGCAATTACAGGTCGTGGTGCTGATCTTTTAATTATTGATGATCCACATACTGAGCAAGATGCAATGAATGCTCAAGCTCTTGAGAGAACTTATGAGTGGTATACTTCTGGTCCACGTCAACGTCTTCAACCTGGTGGTACAATTATTATTGTAATGACAAGATGGAATGAAAAAGATTTAGCAGGTAGATTACTTAAAGCACAAAAACAACCTAAAGCAGATCAGTGGGAACTAATTGAGTTTCCTGCAATCATGCCAAGCGGTAAACCCCTGTGGCCGGAATACTGGAGCATTAAAGATTTAGAAGGAGTTAAAGCATCTATTCCATTATCAAAATGGAATGCACAGTACATGCAAAATCCAACTGGAGAAGAAGGTGCATTAATTAAAAGAGAATGGTGGCAAGATTGGGAGGGAGATATTCCACCATTAGAACATGTCATACAATCTTATGATACAGCTTTTATGAAAAAAGAAACAGCTGACTATTCTGCTATTACCACCTGGGGTGTGTTTCATCCTAATGAAGATAGTGGTCCTTGTTTAATGTTAGTTGATTCTGTTAAAGGTAGATATGAGTTTCCAGAACTAAGACGTATCGCATTAGATCAATACGGATACTGGCAGCCGGAGACAGTGATTATAGAAGGCAAAGCATCCGGGCTCCCTCTAACTTATGAATTAAGAAAAGCAGGTATACCTGTAATTAATTTTACACCATCACGTGGTAATGATAAACATACAAGAGTTAATTCTGTATCTCCATTGTTCGAGTCTGGTAAAATATACGCACCTACTGAAATGGATTTTGCTCAAGAAGTAATTGAAGAGTGCGCTGCATTTCCATATGGAGACCACGATGACTTGGTGGATTCTATGACTCAGGCAGTGATGAGATTCAGACAAGGTGGATTAATTCAACACCCTGAAGATTATGAAGATGAACCTTTACAACAGGCTCCAAAAGTGTATTATTAGCCATTATGGCAATAGACGAAAACGATCCAAGATTAAAAGACATGCTCAGAGCTATTGAGTTAGGTGAGACCTTAGAGGATCTCGATGACCCTGAGGACTATGAAGATCAAGGTGGTATTAACTCATTAAAAAGAAAACCACCATCAATTAAAATGGCATCAGAGCCAGAAGATGAATTCGAATTAGAATTAGGAACTGTCATAAAAGAATACAACGATTTAAAAGAACAAGGTTTAATTAGAGATATTTCTATAGAAGAATATATTGATAAGTATTTATCTAAGAAGAGAAAATCACCTAATAAGATGATAGCAGGCATGGGCAACACTATGAAGTTATTTGAAACACCTTTTGGATTTGATAGAGGATTTTTTGAAGATATGTTAATTCAATATGAAGATAGTGGAGCTAAAGACAAAGGAATTAATTTATATGATTTTGCAGTAGACTTTATAGGTGAACCAGAAGCTAAAAAATCTATGCCAAAAAGTGATAGATCAATGGCTATGGGTGGTGGTATGATGAGAATGGGTTATGCCGGTGGATCAGAAGATATTGTTGAACCATCTAAATCAATGCAAGTAGATACAACTACAGGTGAAGATGCAAATATTTTTCCAATTAGTGAAACAAAAGATGGACCACTTGGCCCAGATCCTTATTATAAAAGAAAAATAGATTTAGATATTGAGAAAATTAAAAAATTAATTGAGAAAAGAAAAAAAGAAAAGAAAAAACTAGCTATGGGCGGTATCGCAGGAGTCCTGTAGTGACTGATAAAGCTCCACCTAAAAAACCTAAAAGATTTAAACCAATGTTAGACATGCTTAACACGGAAGCAGCTGTTAACACTTTAGCTCCAAAAACTTTTGTTGACTTAGTTGGTATGTTTTCACAAAAAGCATATGAAAATGGAGAACTAAGTGTAGATGAATATTTAGATATTGTTAAACCATTATTTGGTGAAATAGGAGAAAAGGTAACTAATAGAATAAAAGAGTATGAAGATGAACTTGAAAGATATGCAACTGGTGGCAGAGTTAATTTCTTAGAAGGTGGAGATACAGAATATAATGCGATGGTTACAGCTAAGTATATTGAACTAGGTGGTAAAGAAGGAACTGGTATGGATATAGATTCTTTTGCAAAAGAATATTTTCCTAAGTTCGCTGATGGAGGCCGAGCACAATTTGGTATAGGCTCCCTGGATCCTGATGCAGAATTTAATGAAAGAGTAAGAGAACTTATGGACGATGGTTATGAATTCGGTCAGGCAGTTAAAAAAGCTATGGAGGAAACAAGAAAAGACCAAGGCGATGGCACAATGCCTAAATCTGAAAAATGGATGAGAGATTATTTCTTCAGTGGTAAAGGTGGTTATGATGATAGAATGTCATATAAAGAATTTGCCTTAGGACCAGGACAAGAATTATTTAAAAGATTTGGTAATGACTAAAAGGCTTACCAGAACAATTCCTCCGGAATCAGGGCCCATGCCTCAGGGGTTGAATATTAACTATAATGGTGTTAAACAGATAAAACTTACGGAGAAAAAATATAATGGCAGATATAGACAAAGCACTTCCAAACGAAGTCAGAAAAACAGTTAATGTTCCTGGTGAAGAAGAAATTCAAGAAGAGATAATTGAAGAAGTTCAAGCAGTTCAAGAATCACCTGACGACGTCGAAGTTTCAGAAAACGAAGATGGATCAGTAGATATAAATCTTGATCCTGCTGCAGCATCACCTGAAGGTGGTGATGAACATTATGCAAACTTAGCAGAATTTTTACCTGATGATGTACTTGGAAGATTAGCGTCAGATTTATCTAGTAAGTATCAAGACTACACTGCTTCAAGAAAAGATTGGGCACAAACTTATACACAAGGTTTAGACCTTTTAGGTTTTAAATATAATAATAGAACAGAACCTTTTTCAGGAGCTAGTGGTGCAACACACCCAGTATTAGCAGAAGCAGTAACACAGTTTCAAGCATTAGCTTATAAAGAATTACTTCCGGCAGATGGACCAGTTAGAACACAAACTATAGGTGTACCAACTCCAGAAAAAACTCAACAAGCAACTAGAGTAAAAGATTTCATGAACTACGAGTTGATGGAAAAAATGAAAGAGTATGAACCAGATTTTGATCAGTTATTATTTAACTTACCATTAGCAGGTTCTGCTTTTAAAAAAGTCTACTATGACGATATGGAACAAAGAGCAGTTTCTAAATTTGTTCCTGCAGATGATTTAATTGTTCCGTACACAGCTACCTCATTAGATGATGCGGAAGCAATTATTCATCGTGTAAAAATTTCTGAAAACGATTTAAGAAAACAACAGGTTGGTGGATTCTATAAAGATATAGAAATAGGAAAACCTGGAGACAAAGAAACTGAAATTGAAAAAAAAGAAAGAGAACTTGAAGGAGTAACAAGAACTGCAAACGAAGATGTTTATACATTATTAGAGTGTCATATTGATTTAGACTTAGAAGGATTCGAAGATGTAAATCAAGAGACTGGTGAGCCATCAGGAATTAAAGTCCCATACATTGTAACACTTGAAGAAAATTCACGTGAAGTTTTATCTATTAGAAGAAACTATGAAATAGGTGATGCATTAAAAAATAAAATTAATTATTTTGTACACTTTAAATTTTTACCAGGTTTAGGTTTTTATGGTTTTGGTTTAATTCACATGATTGGTGGATTATCAAGAACTGCAACTTCTGCATTAAGACAATTATTAGATGCAGGAACTTTATCTAATTTACCTGCAGGATTTAAAATGCGTGGTATTAGAATTAGAGATGATGCACAATCAATTCAACCAGGTGAGTTTAGAGATGTAGATGCACCAGGTGGAAATTTAAGAGATTCATTTATGATGTTACCATTTAAAGAACCATCAGCTACCTTATTAAACTTAATGGGTATTGTAGTTAATGCTGGTCAAAGGTTTGCATCGATTGCAGATTTACAAGTTGGTGATGGCAATCAACAAGCAGCAGTTGGAACAACAGTTGCTCTTCTTGAAAGAGGAAGTAGAACTATGTCTGCTATTCACAAAAGAATTTACTCTGCTCTTAAACAAGAATTTAAATTACTAGCTAGAGTATTCAAGTTATATCTACCACCGGAATATCCGTATGATGTAGTTGGGGGTCAAAGAATGATTAAACAAACTGACTTTGATGATAGAGTAGATATATTGCCAGTTGCGGATCCCAACATCTTTTCACAAACTCAGCGTATTTCCCTCGCGCAAACTGAGTTGCAACTGGCATCATCTAATCCACAAATGCATAATCTATATGCAGCCTATAGAAATATGTATGAAGCATTAGGTGTAAAAAATATTGATCAAGTTTTAATTAAACCAATGCAACCTATGCCAAAAGATCCGGCGTTAGAACACATTGATGCGTTAGCTGGTAAACAATTTCAAGCTTTTCCTGGTCAAGATCACAGAGCTCACATTACAGCTCACTTAAATTTCATGGCAACTAACATTGCTAGAAACAATCCAATGATTATGGCAAGTTTAGAAAAAAATATTTTTGAACATATTAGTTTAATGTCTCAAGAACAGATTGAATTAGAGTTCCAACAAGAATTACCACAACTTGCACAGATGCAACAAATGGCACAACAGAACCCTGCGCTACAACAACAGGTTCAAATGCTTACTCAGAAGATTGAAGGAAGAAAAGCAGTGTTAATTGCAGAGATGATGGAAGAATTTATGAAGGAAGAAAAGGAAATTACTTCACAATTCGACAATGATCCTATTGCAAAACTAAGATCAAGAGAATTAGACCTTAGAGCAATGGAAAATCAACGTAGAAAAGAACAAGATCAAGAGAGAATTAACCTTGATAAGATGAAAGCAATGATGAATCAGTCAAATCAAGAAGAAAAACTTGAACAAAACGAAGATTTAGCAAATTTAAGAGCTGATACATCAATTCAAAAAACTGTTTTGAGTAAAACTTTACCCAATGCAAAAGATATGATGCCAAATGTCGAAATTATTCGTAGTGGAAACGAATAAGAATGACAAAATACTAAAAAAAGGTTACTATAAACCAACTAAGGAGAAAAATTATGGAAAAATTAGATAAAATTGTTGAGATCAAGTCAGAAGACAAGATGAATCTTGAAATTGACCCAAGATCTAAGACAACAGCTGATGGTGCTTTCAACTACATCTCAAAAGGTGAAGAAGTTGAAGTAAGAGGCACTAAAAGAATGCTGAAAGAGAAGTCTAAAAAAGCTAGATGGATCTAACATGTGGTTTCAGGCAATTAAATTAGCCGTTTCTGCTGGAAGTAAGATTTACGCTAACAAACAAAAAGCAAAAGTGGCAATGTCAGACGCACAATTGCTACATGCAGAGCGTCAAGCTCGAGGTGAGGAAGCTTACCAAGGTAAATTACTAGAAGCAAGACAATCAGATTATAAGGACGAGGCGGTTCTCATAATATTGACACTTCCAATTCTGGTCTTGGCGTATGGAGTCTTTTCTGACGACGTACAAGCTATGGACAAAATAAAAGTTTTCTTTGAGCATTTCCAGTCGCTCCCGACCTGGTTTACAAATTTATGGATCCTTGTCGTGGCGAGTATTTATGGTATAAAGGGTACACAAATTTTTCGTAACGGAGGAAAAAAATAATGTTTAGAAAAAGATATTTAAAAGGTGGTCAAGCAAAACTTGATGCAAATAAAGATGGAAAAATTACAGCTGAAGATTTTAAATTATTAAAATCAAAAAAGAAAAAAAATAAAAAACAAAAACCATCACCTATGATGTTAGCTATGAGAGACAAAAGAAGTATGGGTGCTTCTAAAGCATTAGAAAAAGATCAACTTAAAAAAGGAGAAGAAAAGTTTAGTAAAGAAACAAAAAAATTTCAAAAAAGAGCTAAAGAGGCTAAAGAAACTCCAGGAACACCTGATGATGGGTATAGAAGAGATTATTCTAATATACCAAGTAAACCTAATCCAAAGTTTAAATAAGGAGAAATATAATGGCTAAACTCTGTGCAAAAGGAAAAGCTGCAGCAAAAAGAAAGTTTAAGGTATATCCTTCAGCTTATGCGAACATGTATGCTTCAGGAGTTTGCTCAGGTAAAATAACACCGGGTGGTAAAAAAGGCAGTCGTAAAAAAGCTGCTAATGGTGGTTTAATGGCTGGCATGGCTAGAAAAAAGAGATTAAGTTGTGCGTAGAAATTTTGCAGAAGGTGGTTTAAGAAAATGGGTATCGGAGAAATGGGTAGACATTGGAGCACCGAAGAAAGACGGCAAATATCAACCTTGCGGAAGAAGCAAAGGGAGCAAGAGAAAATATCCGAAGTGCGTTCCACTTGCAAAAGCCACACGGATGACAAAGTCGCAAAAGGCCTCTGCTGTCAGACGAAAAAGAGCTGCAGGTAACCCGGGCGGTAAACCAACTAACGTTGCAACATTTACAAAAAGAAATAAAAAAGCTATGGGTGGATATACTGGACCAGCAATTAATTCTAATTATGGTGGGGTAACTTTAAATAATCCATCTTATGGAAAATATTACAAAGGTATGATTTAATGAATTTAGAAAAAGATTTACAAAAATTAAGAAAAGAAAAAGCATTAAAAGAATCTGCTATTGCTCAACTTAGAAAAAGAAGTAAAGATTCTGTTGCAAGACCTAGAGCAGAAAAAAATATTTTATCAACTAACCCAGAGATGCAAAAAATATAATGGTAAGAGGATTAAAAAAAGTAGCTAAAGGTTTGGAAAAGGCATCAAAGACACACGCTAAACAAGCTAAGATAGTTAAAAAACATATTAAGAAAATGAAATCACATGCGAAGAAGAGATAAACAACCACCTAAAACTAAAAAATATTTTAGAAAAACTGAATCTGGTGCAGGTATGACTAAAGCAGGTGTTGCTAGATACCGAAGAGAAAACCCAGGTTCTAAATTAAAAACAGCCGTGACTGGTAAAGTGAAACCGGGATCAAAAGCTGCAAACCGTAGAAAGTCATACTGTGCAAGAAGTGCAGGACAAATGAAAAAATTTCCTAAGGCTGCAAAAGATCCTAATTCTAGACTACGTCAGGCTAGAAGAAGGTGGAAGTGTTAGATAAAATAGTTTATAGATTTTTTGGTTTTTTAGATGATGCTATTTCATTTGTTGAAACAGGTGTTATAAAAATAACTGAATGGTGTTGGAATTCAAGAGTTAATTTATTAAATAAAAGGAGAAAGAAACATGCAAAACGAAGAATTAATAATATTAAATAAACTACAAAAATTCTTAAAAGAGTCTTATGTAAGTATTGGTGATAACATGATTGGTGGTGGTATTGACAATATGGAAAAATACAAGTATATGATGGGACAGGCACACGCCTATTTAAGAATATCACAGGAGATATCAGCCCTGCTAAACCCTAAGAAGGAGAAAAAAAATGATACTGAAAGACCAGAAAACGTCGTCGACTTCGGAAGCCCCAAAAGTTAAATCTGCATTATTAGATAAATACGAAGAAGACCATAAAAAAGAAGTAGACGGTTATGAACGTCTAAAGAAAAAAGAATCAAGTAAATTACCTGCACCTACTGGATGGAGACTTTTAGTTCTACCATTTAAAATGCCAGAAAAAACTAAAGGTGGATTATATTTAGGACAAGATACTTTAGAAAGACAACAAGTTGGTTCAACTTGTGGACTTGTATTAGCTATGGGACCACATTGTTATGACAAAGAAAAATTTCCTGAAGGAGCTTGGTGTAAAAAAGGTGACTGGGTAATTTTTGCAAGATACGCTGGATCAAGAATACAGATAGATGGTGGGGAAGTAAGATTGCTAAATGATGATGAAGTTTTAGCAACCATCGATAAACCCGAAGATATACTTCATCAATATTAATCATAGTAACACTAGGAGGAAACTATGCCAGACTTAGATAATAATAAAGTCGATATCGATACATCAGGGCCAGCAATGGACGTCGATATAGCTGAAGAAAAAGACTCAGCTGAAATTGAACAACCTGAAGTAAAAGAAGAACCAACAGTAAGAGCTGTTGAAGAAGAAACAACTTCTGAAGTAGAAACTAAAACAGAAGAAAATGTTTCTGAAGAAAAAACAGAAGAACCAAAAAAAGATGAACTTCAAGATTATTCAGATAGTGTTCAAAAAAGAATAGCTAAGCTGACTAAAAAATGGAGAGAAGCAGAACGTCAGAAAGATGAAGCTTTAACTTATGCTAAATCAGTTTTAACTGAGAAACAAAAAGCAGAGCAAAAACTTTCCAAGATGGAACCAAGTTTATTAAAAACTACAGAAGATAGTATTAAATCTGGTTTAGAATCTGCAAAAGCAAAACTAGCTGCAGCAAGAGAAGCTGGAGATATCAATGCTGAAGTAGAAGCTCAATCTTTAATTTCTGAATATGCATATAAACAAGCTAGATTTGTTGAAGCAAAAGCTGAACAAGAGCTATATGCAAAAAGAAAAGAAACAGAAGTTCAACAACCTCAAGTTAATTTACAACAAAGACAAGAAGTAGCTACTGGTACACCTGATCCAAAAGCTGAAGCATGGGCTCAAAAAAACTCATGGTTTGGTCAAGATTCAGCTATGACTTATACTGCTTTTGATCTTCATAAAAAATTAACAGAACAGGAAGGTTTTGATCCAAGTA